AAGAAGAAATAGAATGGCAGGCAAATCAAAATCCAAAAAAGCGCCTCCAAAGCGCAAGGCTCAAGCCCGCAAAGCTCCCCCGATGGCCCCACCGGCTTTTGGCGGCAAGAAAAAGACGAAAATGCCGACCCTGGGCGGAGGCCTGATGGGCCTGGGTGGGACCGGCGCAAGCGGCATGATGCCGTAAGTGGTTCAAAATCAGCAAAAACCCTTAGAAATTCTTAAGGGTTGACCCACTTCCACCCACTCTAAGGGTGGTTATTATCCATTTGACGCCACTCCCACCCACTCCTAGGGTGGCGTCCAATGCACTCTGATTCTTTTACGAACGTCTCTTTTCCACGCGAGAAAAGAGACCTTCTCCGAAGTGCCGTAGCGCACTACGAATTCGGCAATCCGACTAATTTCTTTCGGATTTGCGGCCTAGCTTTAATCGAGGCTTACGAACGAGGCGACTCCCTTGATAGGCCGCTTGGCTTCGGTGCGCAGCTTTATGCTAAAGACAAAACCCAGAAAACAACCATCCATCCTAATGAAACGGAGGACTAGGCCCTCAAGGAATCAAAGCCGGATGTTTAAAGGCATCCCGGTCAGAGAAGCTCGCGCTTCAATCCACGTTCAGCCCAACCAGAAAGACATCGACGGCGCAACCCAGGAGTCGCCGGTTAACTGCGCCTATGCCCGCTGCATCAGACGGGTCCTCGACGCACCCAATGTCTTCGTTTTTAAGACGATAGCCTACATCCAGACATTGGATGAACGCGGTCAGCCACTCATGGAGCGTTACACTGTCAAGAAGTACGCCAGCGAATACCTGATGCGTTTTGATCACGGTGAGAAAGTGCCACCGGGAGGCTTTGTGTTCCACCGGCCTGCCCGTGCGGCCACCTTGGCCTATAAACAGAAGGAAGGGGCCCGCGCGCGAGCTGCAGGTAGGTACTCTCCCAGAGTGAGTGAGGGCAGTAAACCAAAGGAGCGCCGATTCAATTTGCGTAACGGCAAAGGCTGCGTCCACCTTTTCGGAACGGAGGACCAGATTAAAATCTGGGCAACATGAAAAAGTCCCCTTTTGACGATCTGGATGAGGAGATGAAAAAGATGACAATCGATGTCGCCGTTATGCTGACTGCACTGGCCCAGCGCCTTCCACCGGCCAGCGAAAAACTTCACCAGCTGGTGAGTGAGCATTTTACTAGGACCTACAATCTCCCTAACAGCGCCAAGTATGCGTTGCGCCACGCATTGGATCAGCTATGGGGTTCTGACTGGGAAGCCACGGTCACAAAACGCGGACTGCGGCTAATTACCAGATTCGAACCCATGCAAGGTGGAAACGGAGAAGCCAAGATTATCAACAAATGAATGCTGCATCTGCTTGGGACCATGCGGGGCATGGAAATGGCACGCGGAACCAATTAAACCTGGGGGATGGTGCTGCGCTTTCTGCTTCAATAACTTTGTCCTCCCCGCTCGAAAGCGTAACGACAGTAGCAAAGGATTTGAAGCTCAGCGTCGATCTAGAGATAAGGGCAGACAGACAATGGCTAAACCTAAGTCTGGAGGACGAGATGAACCTGCTGGAAGCAAGAGTGAGTTACCCGATCCTCTGCACCACCATGGACCGGGCTTATCACCTGAGGGAAGCCCTGGTGATCGCAATGCGCCGCCTGATACAGGAGGCCTTCAGCCAAAACTTGATCTCCGATTACCCTGGCGCGTTGATGACAGTGTGGACACAAGCGCACGAGTCAGCGGCCCCTACGCCCAGCTCTTCAGTAGAGTCTATGCCGTCCTTGACCGATCTGGAATCCCTGTAGCCGTTTTTTCTGATCTGAAAATCGCCCGTCTCGTGGTAGAGCTGACCAATGGATCTGGTGCAGTTTCGTCGCGAGTGTGGTGAAGGAACTGATGAAGAGTTAGTCCGGGCCGTCTACCAGATAGACAACTCGGTCGAAAGCCCAGATCAAGCCAAGAGCTGGATCTGGGCGCTCGCAAAACGGCTCCTTGAGACTGAACGTTATGGGGCTGCGGGCCTTATCCTTTGGGGGGAGGCCCTTTTCAATTACGGGCCCCAGGCCGTCAAACAAGTCATTCAGAAAGTCCGCACTACCCAGAATTTGATCGTTCTAGGCGGGGCGGCGCTGGGCAAGACTTACACGATAATTTGTTACCTTTTACTGGATTGGATACGTGACCCAGAATTCACAGAGATTAAGATCATTTCGACGACGGGTGGCCATGCGAAGTCGCAAAGCTTCTCCACCCTCCAACGTTTGTACCAGAACGCCATTATCCCCCTTCCGGGGCTGGCGATGGATATGTTTGTCGGCCTTAACCCTAAGGACCGGCACAGTGCCATCACGCTCGTGGCAATCCCACAGGGTGAAGATGGCAAAGGTGTTCTTCAAGGTTTTCACCCAGTGCCCCGAAGCCGCGCTCATCCGGCCTTTGGAAGTATGTCGCGCGTCCGAGCCTTTCTGGACGAGGCGGAAGAGATTCCTGCGGGAGTATGGGAAGGCGTGGCAAATCTTCTCGCCTCTGCCTGGGGCGCTGAAGCAGTCAAAGTCTGCTGTGCAACCAATCCACGAGATGTCACGAGTAAGCTCGCGCAACTCGCTGAACCGGCATGCGGGTGGACGCAGATCGATCTCGATAAGGACAAGGAATGGTACTCTAGCGAGCGCTGGAGCGTCCTTAGACTCGATGGGGCTGACAGTGAGAATGTTCAACAGCGGCAGTTAATTTTTCCGGGTTTCCTGACCTGGGACGGTTACCAGATTTATGCTCTGGAGTTAGGAGGGCAGTCCAGCCGCTACCTGACTTTCGGGCGCGGCATGTATCCGCTCTCGGCGCTCCAGAACACTCTCATCCCCTACTCGTTGCTCGAGCCGGTGATCGGCCAGTTCATCTTCGACGGGCGCACGGTGGGAGCTGCCGGAATCGATCTGGCCAGTGAAGGCGGGGACCGCATCATTCTGGTAGTGGGCAAATACGGTAAAGCCATCGGCTTCCAGCCGCTGCGGGGCGTCCCTATCCTTTTTAAGAAGCCCCGCTACGCCGTGCAGGTTGACCAGTACTACGATATGCCGAAAGAGAAAACGATAGCGCTTGCTAGTAGCCTGGAAGTTAAATGCAAAGGCCTCAACATCCATCCTGACTGGGTGACCTGCGACCGCACCGGAGTGGGCACCGGCACCCACGATGCTATGTGCGAACAGTGGAGTGGTTCAATCCGGGGAGTCATGTGGGGCGCGGAATCGGGCGCGCGCAAGCTCCTGGCTGATGATCACGATTACGCAGTCGAGGTCTACGATGGCGTGACGACCGAGATGCATATGCGGGTGCGCAAGTTTCTGGAATTCGGCCTTCTGTGTATCCATCCCCAGGTGCAGACCACCCAGCTCTTTAAAGAGCTGTCCAGCCGCCGGTTCCAGCCCTCCAGTAAAGGCCCATCGGGCAAACCGCGCATTCGGCTTGAGCCCAAGAAAGAGTTTAAAAAGCGCCTGGGCTGGTCGCCGGACATCGGCGACGGCCTAGTGATGCTAGTTCACGGCTGCGCGCTTAATGGGCCCGAAAAAGCGAGTATGGTTGGATCTAAGCGGGCCGCGCTCCAGCCGGACGGCAACATCGGCCCGCGCGAACGCACCCAGTACATCGACTTCACTCAGGATCTCTAGTCTAGACTTGCGCCCCGTCTTAGGCGTATAGATCCAACTGGCGTTTCCTCCTATTTACAGAGCTATGCGTTCTATACCAGCCTTCAGTAAAAAGTCGTCTCCTGGCCCCACCGTTGGCGGCAACGGCCAGCGCAGCGGTTTTACCGACCATGTCAAATCGACCAATGCGGGCAAGCAGAAAGCCGTTCCGCATATGGCGGCAACTTATCCGACCGCATCCACCTTGAACCGGACCAGCGGGCGCTCCAAAGCTCCGGCGTTCAACAACAGCAACTCCGGTAAGGCGGCTAAGAGTGTTCCGGCCTTCTCTCAAAAATCAATCAAAGGCACCCCGAAAAGAACTTCCGGCCATTAAAGTGTGTCTGTCGAATATGGAATTATCACTAGCGTAGTTCCGCCCGGTGGCTGGCACTACCTGCAGAAGTTAGCAAGCGGGCAGACCCACAAAATCATAGGATTCAGTTTTGAGCAGTTAATCGACAACATCCTCGACTTCCGCAGACGTCATCTCGACCTATGCGGATCGGAAAATGCCTACATCGAGGCTGTCCGGGCTGATTTAAAGGCCTACTACTGCGCTAATTTCCGGCAAAACTGCGCCGATTCGAGTCCTGCTCCCCACAAGGTGCAGGGAACCGGCTTTATCCGGCGCGATTACAGTGCGCCCATCGACCGGGCTGGGAATTGGTTAGGCCAATTCGCTAGTTTCAAACCCGAATTCGTCGATACGGGCTTAGCTGGACATCGCGCCCAGATTTGCGCTCAGTGTACCCTCAACATTCGTTGGCAAACTCCCTGCGCCCCCTGCAATGACGTTATTGAAGTCAGGATTCAGAATTTCCTGGGCAACTTAAGGACACCTTTAGACCGACAGCTGCATATGTGTCGCGCCTACGGCCATGTTAACCGGGCGGCTATCTGGCTGAACGATACTAAGTCAGCGGCAATTCACCCTCCTCCTTCCCACTGCTGGGTCAAACAATGAAACTAGAACAAGTTCCCCCTAGATACCGCACCCGGCTTAAAGTCGATGACAATGGTTGCTGGCTCTGGACGGGTGCTAAAAGCCAGGGTTACGGCTATGTAGCTATCTTCCGTAAAGCCACGCGAGTCCACCGTCTCTTATTCGAATTGTTCGTGGGTCCTGTCCCTGAAGGCTTTCAACTGCACCATAAATGCGAGGTCAGGGCATGTTGTAACCCGGACCATTTAGCGGTCCTTAACCAGCTGGATCATTCAGCCCGACATTTGAGTACTCATTGCGCCCGAGGCCACCTATTGAGCGAGGAAAACGTCATTAAGGTTAATGGCCGACGCCGCCAATGTAAGCGATGCAAAAAAGCATCCTACGTAAAAAAGAAGGAGCAAAAATATGGCTAGTGACGGCATCACTGATTCATTTGGAGGAGAGCAACTCGGCAGATTTAATACCGTTCGCTTTGCAGAGGACTCCACGAAGGTCGTAAATAAGCCGATCTCGACCGCTCAACAGGCTTTCGAGGTCTTCCAGCGCCTCCAAAGAGACAATCAGGCGCGGGCCAATCGCAACAAGCTGATCTCTGACCAGTACAACGGAGGCAGTCCGTTTGATCAGAAAAAACTGGACTCCAATGCACAAGGCTGGCGAGCCAATTTTTCCACCCTGGTACTCGCGACATTCGTTGACCGTGTCACGCCACGGCTCACCGATGCGGTGCATGGCATGAAATACCTTACCGCTAGCGAACTTCCCGACTCCTTCATCAATGCGACCAACAAAACAGAGAAATTCAGGGAACGGACGACCGAACAACTCAGGAGTTGGAACGGTTGGGTGGACTACGTTGAACAGATAGCGACCGAGAATGTGCTCTACGGTTATACCGCAGGCGTGCAGATGGACGAATTCGAGTGGAGGCCGCAGACTTTCCGTCAAGAGGACACGCTTTTCGACGAGCAAGCGCCGCAGCTCGCGGAAAAGCTGCCCGTCTTTGTGGTTAAAGCTAATTATTACATCCACGAAGCGTGTGCGATAATCGAGGACGCCGATTCGGCTGAGAAAGCCGGTTATCACGTCCAGAATATTAAGGCCGCTGTGGAGAAAGCGGCCCCACCGTACGATTCGTTTGTCTACAACCCCAGGCAGCTCTCCGACATGGTCCGTGAAGGAAATTTGTATTACTCCTTTCACCGATCATCCAAAATGATCGAGACGGCACACGTTTTCGTTAAGTGTTATGATAATACGGTCGATCATTGGTGGGTTAATAGAAATGGCAGTAAACGCTCCAACTCCAACCGTAGTCGGCCCATGGAAAAGAGTCCATCCCAGACTGCGGAGCCGGTGCCGGGTGAGCCCAGGCCCATGGAACAAGATCCCTATGAGCTAGGCTATTTTGAGCGAGTAGCCGAGGCCATGGACGATGTAATTACCTTGTTCAGCTTCCAGGCCGGGAACTGTCGGCTTTTTGGTAGTAAGGGGATCGGACGCCTCCTTTATAATATTTCTCTAGCCATGGAGAAAGCCCGGATGTGCTTTATCGATGCCATGTACATCTCTGGGCTGTTAGTGGGCCAAGCCGAGGAGTCGATTATCGGTCGGCTGCAGCCGCATGTGCGTTCGCCATTCATGGTAATACCGGAAGGTTTTACGCTGCTCATGCAGCAGTTCAAGGTCGACATCAATAACTGGCTGGGTCTGGATCAGAAGCTCTCTAACACGGCAGAGATCATTGCCGGAGCCTTCATGCCTCAACAGCAGCAGATCTCTAACAACGGCCAGCAGATGCAAACTGCTACCCAGAGTTCGATTGATGTCGTTAAAGAGGAAGAGGTCAAGGAAGGTATGATGAACCGGTGGTGGGTCCAGTTCACGCGCGGCGTTAGTTCCATGCAGCGCCGGATCTACTCCAAGGTCAATTTGCGCGCCGCCATGAAACAGCGCAAAGCGCGGATTAAAGCCGCTGACACCGGCAAGACCATCATCTTTGCCGACCTCTACGACGCCATGATGGAGGTTGACGACGATACCCAGAAACAGTTCACGCGCGCGCCGGACCTAGGGGATGCCGACCAAGCAAGTGTCGAGACCATCATGCGCTTGCTTGACGATGGGCTTTCCATCCAAGAGGTCATTATCCTAGCCCATGAACCGGCCACCCAATTCACCCAGCACGCTGGCCGGGACGACGACATGATGTTCCTGCAGTTCTACCAGCTGGCCAAGGGCAACCCGAATTTCGACCAGTCGAAGTTAGACGAGCAGGCCGCGAACCGGATGGTGGGCTTTCAGATCGCCAAAGAACTCTACGTGCCCCAGCCGGGACAGACCACCGACATCGAAGCCCAGCGCAACCAGCAAATGGAGTGGTCAACCATGTTAGGATCGGGCATCGGGGTCCAAGTAAGCCAACGCGATCCCCATATGCAGCACTTCCAGACCATCGTGCCAGCGGTTGCCGACCACCTCAAAATTGCCTCCCAGATGCCTCCGGTGCAGGTGCCAAAAGACCTGCTTAACGCCTGTAAACTGGGCGTGACGCACGCCGAGGCCCATGTGCAGGCGATGCTCCAGGGCGGAGCCAACGAGCGCCAGCTCAAGCCTCAAATTCTGCAAATGAAGGATCTGGAGAAAATGTACGGAGAACTAAACCAGAAGATCATGCAGGCTGAACAGATGGCGGCACAGATGCAGGCCCTGGCCCAGCAGAATGCCGGAGTGGCCGGAATGGGAATGCCCCCACAACAGCCGCCAATGGGCCCCACAGGGCCGATGGGCATTCCCATGGGCAATAATGCTGCCGGGATGGGATTAGGGGCTCCAGGGGGCGCTAATGGCGCTGGCGGCATGCCCCAGTTAGGAGCAGGAGGAGGCATGCAATGATGGTCCCCCAGATGTGGACGGCCTCCGATGCGAGCGCCATCAACGATTTCCTCAGTTCGAAACAGGGAGTTCGCTGGCTGTCGACGCTGATGACAATGAAACCCAAGGTGGATATCACTAAGGGGACCGAGGCCGCAGCGTTGAGCGGGGCCTACGTCGCCGGATATGAGCATTTCTTGAACGAAGCGATTCCGGCGACCCGCACGGTGAGGACCGAAGAGACCTCGAGCTTAAAACCAATCGATATGACGAAAGACTAAAGCCATGGCTGATGATGTACCTCTGTCTACCACGGTCCCAGAGACTACGACTATCGATCTAGGGGTCGATAAGGCGCAGGTGGGAGACCTGAATAAGTCCTTCGAAGACTTTTGGGAAACCCAAGACCAGGGCGCGCCCAAAGAGGCTCCCCCAGAAGCTCCGGCAGCGCCGGAAACTCCCAAGGAGGCTCCCAAGGAAACTCCCACCGAAACGCCGAAGGAGACCGTACCGGCCACAGGAACAGCCCCAGAGCCGGTGGATATCGATAAGCTCGAGCTGACTGCCGGTACTTACACGCCCCGGCCCGAGCATGTTGAGCAGTTTAAGAAGATCAAGGAACTCTGGAAGGCCGACCAGCGCAGGGCCAACGAGGCCGCGCAGAAGGCCCAGGCGATGGAGCAGGAGCTGGCCCAGGCGCGCCAGAATGCCTGGACGCCGGAGACTCGAGCAGATTACGAGCAAGCCGTCCAAGTCCGTCGCCGGTTCGACTTCATGTCCGACCCGGAGTTCCTGAAGCAGTACCATGCGCCGGTTCGCAACCAGTTTGATCGGATCTTAGACCAAGCGGTTGAGGTTCTGCAGGACCGGCAGGCCGCGCAGAACTGGGCCCAGCACATTAAGCAGAACTATGGGCCGGACGCAGTAAACCGGGACTGGTGGCTCAACAGTGTGGTAGCCAAGGTGCCCAATGAGCTGGAGCGCAGCTCCCTACTTAATCAGGTCAGTAAACTCTTAGAGCTGCAGAAGGACCGGGACGCCGAGATCACCCGCCGGACCAATGACAAGTCCAGCTTCGACAACTGGATTAACGAGAAAGCTCAACGCACGGGCCAGCAGGTCGAAGCGGAAATCATGGCGGAGATCGGGGAACAGGAAAAGCGGATCTCGACGGTTATGCCGGTGGACGTCAGTCAGGCTAAGACGACCGAAGAGCGTGCCGCCATGGAGGCGCATAACGCCCGCTTCCAGAAGCTCAACGACTTCTTTGTTTCCCAGGTCAGGGATATTTCTAAAAACGGCCCGCGCGCCTGGGTGCGAGTGGCCGTGGAGGCGACCCGCTCTCAAATAATGAATGATCAGATCGTCAATCTGGAGAAGGAGCTTAAAGACGTGAAAAGTGAGCGCGACCAGCTCAGAGGCGACCTAGAAAAGATTACGGGAGCCCGCCGGAAGTTAGCGCACACTACCGGCACGCAGCCTTCGGCAGAGACCAAGAAAAACGGTCAGGGCCTTTCCATTAAAGACCTGGGAGATCCTCGCAAATCCATGCAGAGCATTTGGGATGACATCGACAAAGGCACCCAATAATTATGGCAATCAAAACTGACGCAGCGGCGCTGGAAGCCAAGTACGGCGGCAAAAGCGGCGGAGCCCAGCCTCCTCCCACCGCAGAGTTTTATTATCCTGGCAGTGGCAAGCCGCCTCCAGGCACAAGCGGGCCTCACCAGATACCGCAAGGCACTCCGGTTGAGCCCGGTCAATTTATCAGCCAAGTGGTGGGCCGGGGCGAGGCGGTGACGTCCCCTCCGCAGATCGCAGTGGTGCCACCTCAAGCCCATGTCCCTAACCAGCCCCAGATGGCGGTGATGCCGCCTCAAGGTGGCAGTCGCACTTCGATTGGCACCATTGTTGAGCCCAACCGGTCTAATCCTTTGCAACAGCAGGTCCAAGAGCCTCCTCCGCAACCGGAGCCGGTAGCGCCGCAGGATGATCATCAGACCAAGAAACCCGAGCGCCCGCCCCTGGACCTTGCCAAACTCATCTGCGATCACGTTTGGGAGCTGGGTGGCGAGAAGAGCGAGGAAGCCCAGAAGTTCTATGAACGGAGCGGCACTACGCTAAAAAATTGGATGGCTAATCCGGGCACGATCCCGCTTGCCGCCATCCTCAAATTCATGCACCGCACTCCGGGCATTAAGGACATGATTCTTGAGGAGCTGGAGCCCCACTTTGAGGCCAATGGCCGGGAAGGCTGGGTGACCAGTGTCCCTAACCGGACTAAGACCAACGTGATGATCTGCTCTGCCGTGCTTGACCGGCCTACGCTGCCCTTTACCACGGTGCTGGGCTATCTCACTAAGAAGTACGAGCTGGGTTTCACTTTCCAGGCCGACACGATGATTCACCGGTCGCGGAACATGCTAGCAAAACGTTTTTTAGAATCGGGTTGCCTCTGGAGTCTCTGGCTAGATGCAGATATGGCTCCCCCAATCGCTAACCCCGATTGGTATCGGTACATCACCAACTGCACCAGCGTGCCCCAGGAGTACTGCAGCTATGACGTGCTGGGGCGTATGCTGGGGCAATCGAAGGCTGTCCTAGGTGGCGTTTACGCTAGTCGGAAATGGCACGGCAGTCTGGTAATACAGCCGGAAATCAACCCGCGCAGCCATGAGGACAAACTCTTGTGCAATGAAATCCGACGCGGGACGGCACGCGGCTTGGCCGAAGTAGACTGGATCGGATTCGGGTGCGCTCTGGTTCATCGGGAAGTGTTCTTAGAGGTGCAGCGTAATTTCCCGCAGCTGGCTCCGCAAACCGAGATGGCTGCATGGCGCTTCTTTCAACCAGAGGGAGACCTCGGTGAAGACGAGGCATTTTGTCAGCGAGTTAAGGCCTGTGGAATTCCCATTTGGCTCGACACGCAATTAATTTGTGCCCATATCGGCTCTATGGCGTTCATGCCCGAACATTCAAATCCTGTTTTGGCACTTTGAAAGATTATGGAGCAATGGTTGCCAGTGGTCGGATTTGAAGGCTTCTACGAGGTCTCAAATCTAGGTCAGGTTCGTGGGATTGGGAGAAGCGTGCCCTCAGGACGATCAAACACGAAGGGGATCAGACGGGTCTCAGGAAAGATTGTAACGCAAGCTAACCGTCATGGTGGCTATTTGTCAGTGTGGCTTTGTAAACTAGGCAAAGGCCAGAGTTTTTTGGTTCATCGACTGGTCGCAGAAGCGTTTTTAGGTCCATGTCCTCCAGGCAAAGAGGTAGACCACATTAATCGAGACAGGGCTGGAAATATTCTCTCGAATTTGCGCTATGTAACCCGGCGTCAAAATCAAGATGGCATCCCTAGACCTGGGTTTAATAAATTAACCAAAGACCAAGTTGCTGAAATTCGACAGGCTCAAGGCAGTCAAAGAGACATTGCGGCTCTCTACGGTATTCACCAAGCCACAGTCCATCATATCAAAAACGGAAAGACGCACCGCCTATGCCTCGCTTAGATGTTTTCTACGTCACTTACAAAAAAGATTTGTGTTGGATCGTCTATTCAGCACAGCTTTTATTTAAGTACCTTAAAACCGATTTCCGGGTTCACATTGTAGCCGAGCCGGACTGCGAAGAGATCTGTTCAACCTGGGGCTTGCCTTCGACGACCTTTCATTACGTTGCGCCCTGGCCGGACGGTTACGCCTTTGCCATGTACCAGAAGTCGATAGCGGACACTTACTCTGATGCCGACTACATCATGGTGCTGGACTCAGACCATATGATCACGCGTCCGGCCCAGCTCGAAACCTTCATGGACGGGCCCAGGCCGATCCTCCGCTATAGAGACTGGAACGAGGACCCTAACGATTTCACCTTAGTCGAAGGTAAGAAGCAGTGGGGGCCTCCAACCGAGCGTGCGCTGGGGATTCCATTGGACCGGGACTATATGCGCACGCCTCCCTTCGTCTTTGCCCGTAAGACTTTTCTGCACGTGCGGGAGCGGGTTGAAGAGGTGACCGGGTTGCCATTCCATGATGCCGTCTACTCGGATAAACCCTACGACTACCGCAGCTTCCTCAGTCACCCCAAAGTCTACTGCGACTATGAGGCGCTGGGGCTCTACGCTGCCAAGTTCGAACCGCATGATTACACGGTAGTGCATCAGCCGCCTGATGAGGACTGGCCTTTCCGGGTTTTCTGGAGTCATGGCCATTGGACTCAAGAAACGCGTGACCTGTTGGAAAACTTACTGCACCGGCCAGAGCCATTTAGCGGCGACATCTACGTCCAGTCACGCGTTGCCAGCCTTGTCAGCAAGCACGCAATCTCGACCATAGTAGAGACCGGCACCTGCCGGGGCGATTCGACCAAGATCATGGCCCAGATGGCTCCAGTAGTTACGATGGAGCTTAACCCGGAGTTCTATAATGCCACCAAGGACATGCCCAATGTGACCCGGCTCCAAGGCGATTCGGCGCAGCTCCTGCCGAAGCTTCTGCCGGGGATCGCGGAGCCGATTCTGTTCTATCTGGACGCTCACTGGGGCGCTCACAGCCCGCTTTTAGAAGAACTGCAGGCTATCCGTAAGTGCCAGAAGCCTCCGGTGATCATCATTCACGATTTCCAGAACCCTTACCGGAACGACCTGGGCTATGACACCTGGGACATTGGCCCCTACACCATGGAGCTGATTGAACCGGTCCTAGAGCAGATCTATCCCAACGGCTATCTGCACCATCACAACATCGAAGCCTGCGGCCAGCGGCGCGGGGTCGTCTACATCGAACCAGCATGATCACGAGTCTTCTCTACCTTGTTATTGCGGCCATTATCCTGGGGCTGATCTGGTGGGTCTGCACCCAGCTGCCCTTCCTGGCTCCCTTTGCACACATCATTCAGGTGCTGTGTGTCGTAATCTTTGTCATCTACGTCATTTACGTCCTGATTGGCTTTATCGGAGGCGGTCACCTCGCCGTTCCCAGATGATCAGCCTTTGCCTCCAGGCATGTCCTTATGATCTGGATGCAGCCTTCGAGCTGGCCCAGCTGATTGTTAAGATCCAGAAAGAACGGGACCCGGCTGGCGAATTCTTCCTTATCTACCGCAAGGATTGTCCCAGCTGGGTAGCTAAAGAATTCCAGAAGCTCGCCGGTCACCGGTTCAAGGCCCTGGCCTGTGTGGCGCGCAATCACGATGTCGGCTGGCCGGGTGGCTCCAATATGCTCGCTGCAAGCGCCTTTATTGAGATGGAGATCCTGCGACGGGCCGACGTCGCCAAGAATGAGGCCTTTCTCCTTTTTGAGCCCGACTGTATCCCGATGGCCGAGGATTGGATAGATCAGCTCTCAGCCGAATGGGAGCGGGCTAAAGCCATGGGCAAAGAAGCGACCGGCCACTGGCACCAGCAGGGCGATGAGACCACGTTGCACATGAACGGAAACGCGATCTTCCGGTTCGACTATTTCGAACGCCACCCGACAACAATAGTCGGCTGCGGCACTCAAGGCTGGGATTACTGGTTCAGAGACCGGATCATCCCGATATCCTGTGACACCTATGCGATCTTCCAGCATTACCATCGCCAATCGATTACTTTGGAGGAACTAGCCACCGTCACCAAGCATGGGCGGCGACCGGCGCTGCTTCACGGGATTAAAGATTCCAGTGGCCGCAGAGCCGCCGAGGCCCTGATTTCCGGTGTGCAAGTGGCTCCAAATCAGCAAAATTCGTTAGAAATTCTTAAGGACGAGAACAAAGTGCTTGCGCTGGGAGCGGCTGAGGAGTAAGCCAAAAACTGCAGTTCGGCAGAGTCTGCTCTCTTTCTTCTGCCAAGGCCTGTCACCGGGGCCTCTAGAGTTGTTCGGGGTGCGCTGGGATCAAGCTGGCTGGGTAAGCCAGGAAACCGCACCCCAATTCTGCCTTTTAAGAGGCAACATCTCTACATCATAACGTTATGGGCGATTGTATCGTCACTCCCGTACAGGCGACCGATTTTGCCAACCGAGACAACAACCGTCTAGTTGGCCAGATCACGACTCTCATTATGCGGCGCGCGCCGTACAATGACACTCTAGATGGCGGCGTTTTCGAGAACGCCATTTCCGATCAACAGCGCAACGTGGTCGTTGAACGACCGATTCTGGGCCAGTCCCTGGTGCTGCCAGAATACATCAACGACACCGATTCCTGCGGAACCTTTGGTCAGATCGCGCAGGTGGGCACGACCGAATACGTAACCCGGTTAGGTACGCTCAGAGGTCGCGGACCTAAGGTCTGTGTAAAACAGATGCGGTCGGCATTTCAGAATTCCTATGTCGCGGTCCAAGACAGCCTTCAAAAGCAGTTGCTCTATCTGGCCAACTGCGACGTGCGCAGCCAGTTGTTCCTGCATAGCGGCGTCAAGGTTAAGATTAACCAGGGCCGCACCTTCGAGCAGATGGTCAATGGCGATGTCCAGATGATCGACGTTCCTGTGAACGATTCGACGCCACCGGACGCCAACCTCACCTTCAGCTTCATGCAGTATTTGTTAGTTTTCGCACATGAGACTCTGTTATGCGAAAGCTTCGAGTCCGAGAAGGGAACGGTAGCTAAGTTCATCGGTTCCCAAAGCCAGCTGAACGTTTTCCGCGATGAACTCAATGTTCACCAAGACTTGCAGTACCTGACCACAGGTCGCTACGAGCTGGGCAATGAGTCCATCACCGGGTACACCTGGGAAGGACCCTATCGCGGGATTGCGTTCGGTATTGACCAACAGCCTCTCAGATTCAACCAATTTACCGTCCTAAACGGCCAGTTGATTCCGCAGTTCATCGAACCCGAGATTGCGGTGCCGGTGACCACTGGTTTCGGTGCGCGGACTAACCCAGCGTGGCTCTATGCCCAATACGAGGTTGGCTTCCTCATGTTCGCCAACTCGTTCCGCCGGTTAGTTCCCGAGCAATACTTAGGAGTTGGTGACTGGAAATTCCCGGCGCAATTCGCGCAAGGAGAATTGGAATTCACTGTCATCAGAGACAATGATTGCAACACCTACGGTGACTACGGCTACCACATCTATCAAATGATCAGGGCTTATCGCCCGGAGCGGCCTCACGCCGTTATCCCGATCATGTACAAGAGGTGCAACCCGACCTTCAACTTCCTAACCTGCCCGAGCTATCCTGGCTCTGCTAGCGGTTACGCGATGTAATCAAATCAGGGCGGCGTCAAAGCCGCCCTGTTAGTTTTCCACCGGGAGGGGCCGGGGCTGTCAACCGAGTCTTTAACAGAAAGGAAACGCCAAACTAGGTTACTTCAAGAACCACCTAAGTCCCAAAACAGCGGCGGTTTCCGGCCCCTCAATTTTTATGAGTAAAGCAATCGATCTCGGCAAAAGGCCCAGTGATCTCGCGGAGCCTAGCAATCCTACGAGTAAGGATGAGCCTTATTATCCTGACATCTATATCGATAGTGACGATCCGAAGTTAGCTGACATCCCCGACAAAGGGGAGTGCATGATCAAGTACCGGGTGGCCAGTCGGACGCACCGGGAAGAGGGAAAAGACAAGGATAAGAAGCATTCCTGCTCACTGCGTCTGGAGATCATGTCACTTACTCCGCCAGAGAAAGAAAAGAAGAAGAACGGCAGTTACGGCGATGACGCCCGCAAGAGCTTCAAGGACTACTTCAAGAACTGACTACTTCAAGAACTAGATGATTATCGCCAGTCAAGTTTTCAATCAGGTGGGGCGGGTGCTAGGCACCTGCGATGACGACTACGTCTACGATGTTTTGACCCGAGCAGTCGAGCTTTTAGCCAATAAGCCCACCAAAACTAACATTCTGTGGGACCCGATGCTGATCTACGTCGATATCCCCATAGTCCAGAATTACTACGTCTGTCTGCCACCCCACGTCCAAAAGCCGGTAAAAGTTAACATCAGTAAGCAACCTGCCTTCACCCGTAACCAGTTCTTCGAATTCTCGATAAATGGTCCCGGCTCGACTGACCCGGAATCGGGTTTCAGCTGGCAAGATCGAGGCTGGAACTGTCTGCAAAAGCCCTGGCCAGCCAGCGGCGACTACCTTTTCGTCAATTCGACCGACGCGAACGACAACAACGTCGAGGTCCTAGTTAACATCATCAACGAGGATCGTTCCACCCAGTGGTTGACGGTCTTTGTCGGCCAAGCCACTACCGTAAAAGCCTGGGGCATTCAGGAGGTCTCTAAACCAGTCACCCTGGGCACGCTGCAGCTTTATTCTGGCCCTTACATCATCGGGTCCAAGCTGGTAGCTAACTGGGGCCCCACCGTGCTCTATCCGCAGTTTGAATGGATCAAGCTTTCCCAGGCCGGAGTGAGCTGCAAAATCTTAGCTCGCCGCCGGACCTATGTAATCAGTCAACCCACCGATGTCATCCCCCTCTCTAACCGGCAAGCCGTCATCACAGCCTGCATCGCCATCAAAGCCTACGACACGCTTAATTGGGATGATGGCGCAACCGCAGAGCAGAATGCGCTCCGATTTCTGGATGAGGACCAAGCAGCGCGGAACCTGTTCCAGAGAGTTTCCAACATGGCCGAAACCACTCCGACGCTTAATCTCCAGATCAACACCCGAGATGCGATCATTGTGGCCGACATCTACGACTTTGCCTGTGACGTCTTCGGCCCCATAGGCCAGCAGAAAGTTTTCGACCGGATCACCGAGGCGATTGAGCTACTCGCCAACCTCGGTCCCGCCTGGGACCCTTTGATTGGATACGTGGATATCCAGACCTGGGATTCCTTCTATGTGACCTTGCCCTACTACGTTGATCAAGTTCTGGCGATCAATGTGAATAAGTCGACCGGCACCTTCCGAAACCAGTGGTTTGAATTCCACATGAACGGCCTGGGCCAGGACAACGATTATGCCGACCAAGTGGGCTCAAACCGGCCCTGCGGCGGCTGGGAAGAGGTGGGCGAGTTTCCCTGCGCCTTTCCTTTATCTAGCCCTGGTTACCTCGTGGCACAGCCGGTGAGCGCGGGCGATAACGGCACCGCCATACTAATCTTTGGGATTGACCAGAACGATCTGCCTATCATGTCAGCAAGTGACGGTCGCCCAGGAGCCAGGATAAGTTGTGAGCAAACCGGCTACGATATCTCTGACCAGACCTATCCCTACAAGCGGGTGGACCGGGTCGTCATCGAGGGAAGCGCCCAAAGTTTCATTATGTTGTATGCGACCGATGGAACGCAACTTCTACAGAATTTAGGGACGTTCTGGCCCGGAGTCTGTGAACCCCGGTTCCGGGTCATTCGGATCGGCCAGAAAGCGGTCACTATCCGCCTGCGCTACAAGAAACGGTGGCTCAAAATCACCAGCCTGACTGATCCGATTCATATGCGCAGCCGCAGTGCCATGTTTAACGCCCTGCGCTCCATCCAGACGGCCACCACCGATCCGATGAGCGCCCAGCAGCTGATGATGGCCGCGAAGCAGCAGCTTAACCAAGAGTGGCGCGCCACTCATCCACAGGAAGGCCTGGACCTGCAATTCGATCCTTCGACGTGGGGAGGATCAATGATCACGATGCCATGATATGGCCGCACAGAACGAACAAATCATTTTGGATGGCCAGTATGTAGGCGGAGTCGATTCGCTGCTCTATCCCACTGACTTAACTCAAGGCACTTATTCCTGGGGAGTTAACATCGTTAACCGGGGCGGCATCATCCAGACTCGCCCCGGCAAGCGCAAGGTAGTTTCTTTCTGTGGCCGCAAAGGCCACGGACATTACTGGGTGCGCACCATTGATGACGTGAACTACGAGATGGTGGCGATTGACGGGAAAATCTACTGGTCGCCCCTTCCCTTTTACAAAGGCAGCTGGAGTCAGCTAAAGGGAGTCACCTTTGCCCCTGATGCCGACTGGATCTATTTCCAAAACACAGTCCAGGCGCTCTACTACGACAACTCTAACAATATCGTGCTTCTTCCCAACCCAAAGAATGTGGTCTTCATGCAGGATGGGGAAAGCCAGCCTTGTTACTGGGACTTATCCGACTTTTCGAGCGGCATAGTTAATGAGAGCTACGTCACGGGCAATCCGCGCAAGCCCATGATGATTGGGACGGCCATGCTCTGGCAGGATAACCGACTGTGGTTAGCTCAAGGCGAGTTAGTTTTCGCTTCTGACCTGCTTTACGGGGCCAGTTTCACCGAGGAAGAATATCTGGCCACCCAGACCGGCTTTAGGTTCCCGCGCAAGGTTGTTAACCTTTTTCCGGCTCCGGTCCAGGGTGTGCAGGTCTACACCGAAAGCTCCATGCATTCCTTGTCGAGCTTTATTCAGGACCGGACCCAGTGGCAGACCACCCAAGGCTTTCAATCCGATGTTAACTTGGAGATCGGACTAGTGGGGCCCTTTGCTTATGGGCTCTTACACGGGATGCCCTGGTTTATGACCCACCGGGGCCTGATCAGCTATGACCGGGCGCTGACCCAGAATCTGACCACGGTGATCCTGACCGTGGACGGCGAAATGATGCGCTCTAAGGACCTATTCGCGCCGGACACGAGCGGAATAGTTATCGGCACCTGGGAGAACATCTTACTGATCGCAGTCCCAGCCAGTGCCATCCAGAACCGGCACACTTGGATCATGGATGCCGGGATTGCGGAGAAACTCAATAATACAGCCGGGATCTGCTGGACCGGCATCTGGGTAGGGACCTTTCCGATCCAGTTTACCAGCCCCATTTTCAATGGCACCCAACATCAGTACGAACTGTCTTATTCTGGCGGCTTTCTGGCGGTGAATGCAGGCGATAGCCCTAGCCCGCAGCCCGAGACCAGTCTGCCGCTCCAGGCTAACATCCATCTGTGGGAAAACTTTATTCCTAACCAGATCGATGCTTGCGAGACTGACGTTGCCTGTAGTTTAGAGACCAAAGCTTTCACGCTTACGACCGATGACTATTACCGGTTTGTTTTTGCCGAGTTCATGCTGGTTAACCTGAAAGGCGTGGTCCCGGTGCAGGTCTATGTGACCGGGTTGGCTGGGAACTACCAGCCGCTTTTTTCGACTACTTTGCGCGCGGATGTCGGGCCCTGGGGCAACCCGGCTAATGCCGTCCTTTACTACGTCGCTGAGGGCCGTACGACCGAGTTTGAGAACTACCGCAGACAGGTCCGGCACATGCGGACCAAGGAATTTGTAGTCAAGGAAGACGGTGTTACCAGTGACGGCGCAGCCTGTTTAGAGATTGGTCGCCCGGACGGGATCGATAAAGCTTTCCAGCTGATGATCCAGTGGCAAGGGCGTCTCGGTGTTCGCATGATCAAGTTCTTCTACGACCGGCAGCTGCAATCGCCTCAGGGTGTTTGCCCGGTCGACGAATCCACCACCCCGAAAATCATTTTGGAGGCAACCTATGAGCCAGCCACCTAAGCCTAAGAATGCCGCTGATAGCGGGGGAGCTGTCCAGATCGTGCCCCAGACGGGGATGCCGCCGATCTACCAAAAACGCTCCAGGGAACTGATCTATGACGCATTGCAGGGTGAATTGCAGTTCGTCAAGAACCCTTTCGGGCCGCAGTTCCTGATTCTATCCAGACCTAACCATCGTTGGTAAGCCATGCCACTTTTCCAAGGTTATTTAGCTTATGCGCCGTTCCCCGAAGGGTTTGAGGGGGACATGGATGAGACCTTCCAGCAGAGCGGCCAGCTCGCGATTATCTATATCAGCGGGAACTTTCTGACTGGCCTTTATTACCCGGTTGGGACTACGCCCGCACCCACCTTGCCTACCAGCGACCAGGGCCCCATTGCTTTAAACGGCCAATGGTATTTCTGGGACCCGGTGAGCGGCCAGTACCTGCCGCAATCAGCCAGTGTAAAGGCTGCGCGCAACTACGCTAAGAACGCACTCTATCAAATCCAGCAGCTGGGGAATGCCTTTAATTCGCTGCCCGCCGGAGTCAACAGAACCTTTGACATGGTCTTAAGCCGGGTCACTCAGCCCAATGTTTTATCGGTCAGCTTGGACACGGGCCCCACGGCCAGCGTCGACACAGATTTTATCGGCAGCGCCATCAAATACACGGTGGGCACCACCCTGGTTCCGACCTTGGCCGCGACCGATCTTTTTGCGCACGAGCATCTGATCGAGGGCAGTGATATTGCCGGAATCCAGGGAGAGATATTGAGTCTCGCCTTCAGCGTATGGGTTAATCAACCGGGGAACTATTCGGCTTACCTGACCTCGAATGGCCGGGATTACAGCTACGTTTTCCCTTTCACGATTGTCACGCCTAACACCTATACCCGGATCAAGATCACCAATATCCCGGCGCTGCCGACCAGCACCGGCACATGGAACTTCGGGGAAGGCCAGACCGGGCTTTACTTAGGTGTGGTCATGGGAGTCGGAGGCCAGTACCAGACCACCACTCCCAATCAATGGGTCTCAGGATTCTTTGCTGGGACGTCAGCTAACTCCAACATGCTAGCCGTCGCCAACAACCAGATTAAGATCACGGCGATCAAGCTCGAGGCTAGCCCCAGCCCCACCTATTTCACTGCCAACTCTTTTGAGGCCGATCTCCACGACTGTATCCGGTACTACTTCACAACATTCACTTACCAATCGGTCACGGGAGGTTTCCCCATCACTGCTACAGCTCATTTAGCTAATGCGGTTGCGTTCGGTTTCGGGTTCCCTCGCCGGATGTGCAAGGCTCCTACAGTTGTGCCTTATGGCTCAAGTAGTTTTACTGCTGGAAAGATAACCAATATCAGCACGGGAGTGGATTATACAGCTGCCACGTTGGCGGCTGTTGCCAAAGGAATTAATTCGAGTGGTGGCACCGTGACTGCAGTCAAGGGAGAGGTGTTTTTTACCTATATCACTGCTGATGCAAGACTTGCATAAAATGCCTGACAAAGAGGGGATCTCCCTGATCCGCATCAATGATGAAAAAGAGATGCGCAACTGGGGAGTCGATCTCTTATCCCGCGATCTGTGGGGCGGAGACTGCCCGCGCCAATACCCGGTTTACATCGTCTTCTATCACGGTCAACCGGTTGGTTATTTCCTAACTGTTCAACAATTCGTGGTTTACCCGGCGCTGCACCCGGAGCGGCTCAGTCCTCGCGAGTTTTTGCACATCGTGCGCAGCCTTGTGACTGAGTTTAAACGCATGGTGGGTAACCCGATCTTCATGATGTGCAAAAAAGATCAGGAGTTCGGAGCTAACAATTTTAGGCGGATTCGGCTCAAGCGAGCCGACGAAACGGCTTATATCTACGACGAAGAGGCCCCATGAGACTGTTTGATTTCATAGTATGGCTATTTGGTCCGCGCTACTTTGGCGGCGGCGGCGGCGGCGGCAGTAGTCAATTCAAGGCCCAAGGCACTCCTCCTGGGTTTGATTATAATAGCGCCCAGGCCCTCAACCAGATGGCCATCGGAGGCGATGTCCAGAGTTATGCGTTAAGTGACGCGGATTTCGCTAACCGCTATCCGGCGCTACAGAATGCTTACCAGCAGTGGCAAGCTAACCTAGGGAACCAAGTTAATGCTGCCGGAGCGGCCACAGGTGGCCTCCAGTCGGTCATGGGTGGGTTAGCTAACCAGATTGCGGGCCGTCAAGGCACTCCGACGACTAGCGACATCAATTCCATCCGTAACGCGGCTTCGACCGTGGGCGGGGCAGTCCAGCCGATCATGGGCCTGGGTGCCCAGCAGGCTGGTCTAGCCCAGCCCATGGTTAACATGGGCGCACAGCAAGGGGCTATGGGCGGGCAGTTATACGGACAGGGCCAGCAGCTCAGCGGCATGGCGGCAACTCCTTACGCTTTAGGCCAGCAACTCTTGCAGGAGCCGATTGATCCGCAGACCCAGCAGCAAATGATGCGGGCGGGGCTGGGAACTACAATGGGCGCTGGGTTAGGTGCCGCTTCATTAGGCCAGGGCATGGCCGGACAATCCGCTGCCGCGCGGCAGTTAGGCTTAAACACGCTGCAGTATGGCCAAGCAATGCGGGGCGAGGCCATGGGCGATATCTCCCAAGCCGCATCCATTATGGGCCAGGGTGGACAGCTCTCAGGTCTTGGCGCGCAAACGATTGGCTCCGGGGCTCAGACCATGGGACTAGGAGCAGGTGTCTTGGGTCAAGGAGCCCAGACTCTTGGGTTAGGAGCCCAGACCGCAGGTCAGGCTGGCCAGCTTTCCAATGCTGCTCAACAAGCCCAGGAGCAGTACGGGATGGACACGTCCCAGATGGCCAACATCTATGGCAACCTGCAGAACCAGCAGGCCACCAATCTAATGCTCAACATGCAGACTGCCGGGAATATGTTCCAGAAGCGGCCCTTTGGGATGGGCGGAACTAACATGGCACAGACTGAGCTGGGTCAAGCCGGGGCTTACAACAGTTTTCAACAGGCAAATTATGCGACCATGAACGGCATCGCCTTTAATCAGGCTCAGCTCAATGCCCAGAACCAACAGATGGCTGCGCAACAGCAATCGGCTACGACCGGAGCCCTGGTCTCAGCCGGTTCGACTGCAGCAGTAGTCGGAGCCACCGCAGCAGGAGCCTGTTGGGTGGCCCGTGCCGCATTCGGCGAGGACTCGCCTAAGTGGCGTGTATTCCGGCATTGGCTGATGAATAAAGCCCCCAGGATCGTCCGCAGAACCTACCTAGTGTATGGACCTTCCCTGGCTCCTAAAGTCGCCCAGAACAGGCTGCTAGGGGCCCTGGTGAGGGGATTAATGACCCTGGTGACCGACCGGACGACCTACATATGCCTACCCGCTTAGAGTTGCGCGAAGCTTGTGCTGAGGCCCTTAACCGGCTTACCCGCGAAGAGCTGTTGGAGAAGTTCGCGATCTCGCGGGTGGCCGATGTGACCGGACTAGACACTATCGGAGTGCCGGTCTTCACCACTACCAGGGCACTTTCTCAGACCCTTTCTATTCATGCCGGTAAAGGCCTAGAAGCGAAGTTTGCCCGCGCCGGAGCCATCGCCGAGGCCATTGAGTTTGAGGTGGCTGAGCACCCTTTTGGCGACTTTAGGCTGGCTAACAGTCTCCAGCTGCCCGAAGAAGACCATTTGCCGGTAGAGGATTGTTTCCCTATCCGGGCTTCGATAGTTAACGAGCTAACGCCCATTGCCTGGGAAGAGACGACTAACATCCAGAACGGGGCCGTCAAGCTTGTCCCCAGTGATCTTATCTGGATAGTGCCCCGGCTCGAAGCGCAGCCGGTCATGTACTTTCAGGTCGGTTCAAATGGCTTAGCCAGCGGGGCGACATTGGAAGATGCGATTCTTTCGGGCCTCTACGAGATCGTGGAACGCGACGGCTGGACGATCCACACCTACATGATGGAGAACTTAGGGATTTTAGCTAACCGGATGCCGCTAGTTAGTTTGTGTCCCGAGATTGAGGCTATCGTTAAACGGTTAGAGGAACAGGACCTCAAGCTGCATCTCTTTGATTGCACAACCGATTATCAGGTGCCGGTCTTTACCGCAACCATTCTGGATTTAAGCGGCAACTGTGCCGGAACCTTTGCCGGATACGGATGCCACCTGAATGCGGAGAGCGCCGCTTTGCGGGCGATCACCGAGGCCATCCAGGGCCGTGCCTGCTACATCTCCGGCGCGCGCGATGACCTCTTACGCCGCCAGTTCCTCTTAATGAAGCGGATGGATCAGACGAAGCTCGACCAGATGTTTAACGAGTTAGAGCGGGGCTCTTCCATCAGCGAATACCGCAAGCTCGAGTTCCCTGATATCAAAAGCGAATTACGTTATTTGTTAAAGTTACTTAAGAGCCGGGGCGTTAGCGAAGTCTTCGTTAAGGATTTAGGACGGCATGCGGATTGCCTGCATGTGGTGCGGGTCCTTTCGCCTCAGTGCGAGCCCCACCGGTTCGACTATTGGACTCCGGGCCTGCGCTGCCTTTCTTACGCCCAGCGCAAGCTGGAAGAACTTAAGGAGGATAAAGAATGTCCGACCTGATCCTTGTCTACCTGGGCCCCAGCCTTGAACTGGAAAAGGCCAAAAAGATTATACCGGAGGCGACATTCAAGCCACCGGCTCGCCAGGGCGATATCGCCAGCGACGTCATCAATCTCAACCCCAGCATTGTGATCCTGATTGATGGCGAGTTCCGGCAGAATTTGAGCCCCTGGCACAAGGAGATCATCTATGCACTGCAGCATCCAGGGGTTAAAGCCATTTACGGAGCGGCCTCTATTGGTGCTTTGCGAGCGGTTGAGCTGGACTACGTGGGGATGATCGGGATCGGTAAGATCTACGAATGGTATCATAATGGCGTCACTGAAGATGACTCCGAGGTGGCGCTTAACTACGTGCAGCGGCCAGGGGGAGCCTATGATTCACTCACGGTCCCGTTAGTTAATATCCGGGCCGGAGTCGAGCATTACCAGAAAGAGTTCGCGGAGCACCCGGAGACAGTGGGGCCAGTCGAACAGTTCTTAAAAGTGATGCAGGCCATCCATTACAGCCAGCGCACGGTCGCGCTTTGTGAGGAGATGTGGGCCGGTGCCCTGGGAGTCAGTTTCCCTTGCATCCCGCAAAAAGAGTTAGATGCGGTCGAGGCCCTGACTAACTTCTGGAGCTATCTGCCGCAGGTAAAGGTTAAGCCCAGGCCCGACCATCTGTCGCACGCTTTCCAAGCTCTCTATGACCGGGACCGGCGCATTGAGGTTAATGGCCAGCCGTTGGCCCAGCAGCACATCGATAGCTACGTCCTTTTACACAACCCGGAGTACGAGCGGATTTGCTGGGACAGTGCTAACCAAGAGCTGGCCCTGGTTTTGTGTAACTTACTTTTTGTCACGGTCGATTTAAGCGAGATCGAGATGGAATCGGCCCGCTTTCAGAGCCGGTGCGAGATTAAGAGCCTCGAGGATTTCAGCAACATGCTGGCTAATAACGGCTGGACCCGAGGCGAATACGACCGGCTGATGGTGCAGAATGCCCGCATCCGCAAGCTGCAGCACGCCTTGAGTTCTTCCAAGCATTCCCGGCGCAACACTTGTGCGATCCTCGACTATTTGCGCACCCATCAGGGCTTTGACTACTGGGCCATTAAGGCCGCGCAGAAAGAGGCCCAGATTGAACGGATGGGGATCGACGAGTGGCCACTGGATTTAGAAACGTGGAAACTATTGCAGGAGCAATTTGATAGAGAAGGCCTGGAACTGAAAAGCTCCCAGGAAGCTTACTTGTTGGAAACCGGATTTAGCAATAAACGCGAGTTGGCAGTGGCTTTGAGTCGGCTAGCTGCAGCAAAGGAATAGTTATGGCTGATGGTTCACCCCAAACATTTAATAGCTGGGATCAGGTTTCCAGTCAGTACGGCAGTCCTGTCAGTGACCAGCTGCAAGCCCTGAATGTTCCCTTAAGCCAAGTAGGTCAACTGGCCCAGCAATATGGGGGCTTCTCGAATATAGCCTACGGTGCTGGATTCGGATTCGGAGGCTTCGGACCTGGGCAACAACAGCAACAGCAGCAGCAGGGCCCTCCTCCTGGCACGATCCAGTTAAGCGGCGCGCAGGACCCGGCCTATGCATCTAACTTGTTAGGCGCACAAGCTTTGCAAGCCGTGGGGCTTAACCCTAGTAAGTCCATGACGGTTAACCAGACTCCTGGCACCGGTCAGGCCAGCTCTAACTTTGCCCAGAGCGGCGTCTCCACGGTCAGCGGGCCCATGAACTATGACATCAGCGGCCAGAAGACTCCGACTATTAACCCGCAAATCGGTAGCGTCTTTAATGCGGTCCAGCCCCTTAAGCCGACGATCAGCGGCCCGATGACAGAACAGCCCGCGAACACCAACCCTAATTGGGGGAACATGAGTACGGCGCAGCAAAACGCCTATATGCGGGGCCAGGACATGAAGTACGGTGCGAGGCAGGCCTATTCGCAGGAACAGAATCAAATCCAGCAGAACCAACAAGCGGGTCTTTATATCAACCCAGCCGCGCAGCCGACCGGAGCCCAGACCAGTACCGGCGTCCCTTTTGCCACGCCTCCGGCAATTCATACGATGCAGACGCCGCAGGTTTCTGCTCAGCTTCCGGCCACTCCGGCCACGCTTCCGCAGCCTCCGGCAGCGCCAGGAAATGCTATTGCTGGATCGCCTTTTGGGCCGATCTCTAGTCTTTCACCGAGCGCAACGCCTCCAGGGGCACCCGGTTTGGCTTCTGGATACGGGACGGCGATTAAACATATGGCGGGAGGCGGTTCAGTGGGCGACACCGACACGGTCCCAGCCATGCTGACTCCAGGCGAATACGTGATTAATCAGCAAGCAGCCCAGAAGCTCGGTAGAGACAAATTGGATCAGCTTAACGGGCAACATTTCCGGCGCGGCGGTGCTGTAAGGCAAGAAGGGCCGGAGCCCATGCAGCCTAGAGGCACTATGCCTGGGCCCGGACCCGGCGGAGTCGCCCCTCCCGGCGGAGCTTCTCAAATCCCTCAATACGTTCCGACGACAGCTGCTCAATCTGCGTCTAATCCCCTTCTAGGTTGGACACCGGGCCAAGGTGGTCCCAGTCCGCTTCCGTTTAGATTCCCAGGCCAAGCTCAAAGTGGTCCCGACCCGCTTTCATTTAGGGGAGGCTCCATGCCTGGGCCGGGTCCCGGCGGGGTTCCTCCTCCCGGCGGGGCTGCTCTTCCCGCTCCTCAAGTCGCTCTGGCGACGGGTGCCTCGCCTAATCCTCTTATGGGTTGGACACCGGGCCAAGGCGGTCTTAGCCCACTTCCATTTGATCAGCGCCAGCGTTTCCAAGAAGGGGGCCCGGTATCCGGGCTCGGCTATTCACTAGGCGCAGACGCCCAAAACACAAACGCCCAAAGCTCAGATGCCCAAAGCTACGCTTTTAACCAGCTCGCACCACAGGAGCAAGTTGCTCTTCAAGGCGGCGGGACGGCGGGACAACGAGTTCAGCAGAAATACAATCAACTGGTTAACAGCTACCAGGGTTCCACAGGAACTCCTACTCCGATGTCGGCACAGATGGGGGGCACGAGCAGCCCCGCTGCTACTGTTGCCCAGGTTCATCCCACGGCACCGGCTGCGCCTGCAGGCCAGCCGCAGCAACAGCGACAACCCGGTTATTCCGGCTCGCTCGACCAATGGTTAGCTCAATACGGACATACGCCGCAGGGCCAAGCCTATATTGGGCAGAATGGGAATGTTAATGAGGTGCAGCGCTATCTGCAAAATCTAACAACTCCCCAGACAGGAACTCCTGCTTACACCGACAATGCCCCGCGAGCAAGTCTCGTCTCAGCTCCGGCAGGCTATGGTGCAGCTCCGCGAGCCCAACTAGTTGGCTTACCGGCAGGCCAAGGCGAAGCCTATGACCCGAAGACCTACGGCATCAATACTGGAGCCAGTTCGGTTGCCGGTAATATCGCTGGCGCTGTTGGGCAACTGGGCTCAAGCGTGGCTCAAGCTTTCACCAAAGGCGCTGGTAGCCAGCCATACAGGCCGATTCAAAGCGCGATCCCCAGTCCTTCCGATTTCAAAAGCCGGACTCCTGATATCGTCCTGCAAGGCCATCAGGTGAATAGACCTAATACCCAGGGAGGCTATGTCCTTATGGCTCAACCACAGGATCAGGCCGAGGAAGGCTACAATACTGGATATCTGAGTTAACACCCTTACGCATATGCCTGGAGAAGAAACTAAACACGAACCGGCTGGAATGCAGACCCAGGGTCTCTACAACCCTACTACTACCCAGCTTCATTATACTCCTGTGCCGTTTGCCAACTATGGACCGATGCTCCAGGCAATCGAGTCAGCCGGGTCCAATATTCTGCATTATCTGAATCCATCGACTATCGCCAAGATGAAGATGGATGTGGCCAGCTCTGATGCTGGCAGACAGTTCTTGGATCAGGCCACCAAGAACCAATATATTATGGCAAGCCAGGGCTATGTGCAGGGAGGACAGTTTGGGCTGCAGCCCGCTTATGAGAACCCGCTTTTGCGTCAAAAGCTGGCCGGTCCACTAATTAAAGAAACCGGCGGCGGCTCCAAGACTGCGGTTGATCCGAATTCCGTCCCTCCCCAGAGCGGAACTACTAATAACTCTACCAATAATCCTAACCCTAATCCTCCGGCCTCTAACGTGCAGCCATGGTGGGGGGGGCAGGTTAGGACGGGAGACGCAAACACTGATGCCTTAACTAATCCTGACTACTCTAGAATCGTTCCTAGCCCAGGCTATTCCTACCAAGGTTACCAATCTGGCGGCGAAGTGCAATCTGCAGATCAGCCGCCACAGCCTACGAATTATTTCTCTCCTACTAATGCCATTCCGCCTCCGCCGATTCCAGCTCAGCAGCAATCGCCTCAAGATCAGAGATTGTCTTCCGCTCTCCCTGCTCATATCCCGTATTCGCCCGAAGCCCAGGCTCAGGCTTTTGCTCCGCAGCAGGGTGCTGGCGTGCTGAGTCCAGACGTGTTAGCCCGCCAGCAGGCTCAGCGCCAGCTTGAACAACAGAATTTAACCAGTTGGCAGAATCAGAACCAGGGCGGCGTTATGAGCGCCGAGGAAGCGAGAAATTGGGCGCGCGCCAATCTCGATACCGATATTAACCGCGCGGTTTACCTGCCTCAAGGTGGCCCCCCTGATGCTAACGGCCAAAGGGTAGCGGCTTTTGCTTTCTATGGGAAAAAGGGAGGGACAAATATAGTCCCTATCCCCCAGATGGTGAAAGCCGGAGCTGGGCCTCTGGTCGCGGCCCAGAACTCTTCCCACCTCTTAAGTGCGGGCGATCAGCAAAACCAACCGCAGCCGAATCAGCCTCAGCCACAACCCAATGCGCAACCGCCAGGAGGAGGTGCCGGTGCCGTAGCCGGTGGTGTGGCCGGTGCATCACCGCCTCAAGTTGGGATGCCACCAGCGGCCCCCAGCGGGTCGACGCCCGGTTCTCAAGTGCCCCAACTACCGGGCGGCGGAACTAACTGGGGCGCAATACCCGGCCAGCTGCCGCAGGATGTAATGGACCAGCGGATAGCGGCGGCAACTAACGTTCCTAACGCAGGTGGCCCATCACTTGGCCAGCTCTACGCCAGCACTGATAATCCAGCCGCCGCTGTAAGCCAGGACTTTGTAAAGGCTAACACCGGAGCAACCCCAGAGGATATCGCCCAGGCTAAAGCCAATCTTCAAACTAGGCTCGCTAGCGGAGATTCTACAATAAATCGGGACGCCGATGGCAACCCATCCCTAGGCAAGCTGGGTGATTTTCAGTATTACCAATCCGATAATGGTAAGGGATTAGCCTATGCTGATCGCGATGGTGAGGGCGGTTTTTATCGGGACCGGCTCTACGAAGGCGACACTCAGTGGAAACCTACCCTCCCCAATGCTAATCAAGCCCGCCAGGATTTGTTAAATACAGCTTACGGCAAGTCGCTTGGCATGGACGCAATCAGCAAGATGAACGCGCAGCAGCTCTCTGATGCGCTCTATAGCGATTACTACATACACAACATCTTGCCAAGCCAGCCCAACTTGGAGCCTGGGCAAGCCACCAAGATAGAAGATTCCTATTATAAGATCCTGAGTGGCAACCGGTTGATCCATGCTTTAGAGGGCCAAAATCCAGGGGATTTCAACTATGCCTCGCAGGGCGTCAACTTAGCCAATCGCACTGGAAAAGGTCTTTTTTCACCTAACCCACAGGGGCCGATCCAGCAGGTCGGAAATGCTCTGTCCTCACTACTTGGACTTGCAGCTGGCCCTAAAAAGGAAGACGACCGGCTAACCTTTGTGCAACAACAGGAAGCTAGCTTAATCAACCGGATGCATCATAAACCGGAAGGTTCCGAAATAAATCCTTTGGATTGGGTAGCTGGCGACAACGAGTTAGGGGGGATCGGCACTGGCAGTGCTAACGCTCTGGATGCTTTAAAGAGGAAAGTTAGCCAGTGGCAGGTGGAATGGAATAACGACATGTTCACAGCCAGGGCTAACAAATCCCGCCTACCCGGTGCCTGGAATGATCTGATGAACGATTTCAATGCGGGGAAACCCTGGTTTGACCCAGATGACACCTATGGTCCCAGCAGGAAAAAGCCCAACGAAATCGGTCCATTAGCGGCGGCGGATGCTGCGCATACAACTCTGGCTCCGCGTGTAACCAATAGTCCTCCTCCTCCAGCTCCTGGCGCAAGCAGACCTACTCAGGGTGTGGGTTCCAGCCGCGACAATCCGGTAATTGTGCATAGCGACGATGATTTTAACGGTCTGCCACAAGGCACGCACTGGAGGGATGAAGCTGGCAACGAGGGACAAAAGTAAATGGCCGATCTCACTCAAGCTCAGCTCGATCAGCTGAAGGCTGCGGCTGAAGAACAAAAGGCGCGTGCCCCGAGCGCATCCACTCCTGGCTATGCTCTGCCGACTGCGCCTGCTGCACCTGACGGCAACGGTACGCAGCCTCAGCAGCCGCCAGACGAAGGTCAGCAGATAGGGCAAGCCAATGCTGCAGCCGGTGGCATTACGACCCCGGCTGGGCCGCGTTCGCTTGAGAGTGCATCCACTCCTGGCTATGGCATAACTACACTCCCTGCGCCAGCCGCCCCTGATGGCACCAGCCCTGATGGCACTACCCCTCCTGGCCAGACGCCCCAAGCTCAAACACCTCAGACACCGACTCAGACAGGGGCTACGTCCAATGAGTTTAGCAATGCCGGTACTAACATCCCGACTGCTTACCGGGCACCGGTAGTCAAGGCTCAGCCGAGCGATGATGAGTTAAATCAGAAAAGTGCTGACGATCTGTTTCATTATTTCTCTACCTCAGATGATGTTGACCCAGATCGGGCTGCAGCCTTCTGGCAAAATAAAAAGAATCAGGAACTCAGTCATCAGAGCTTCGATAACAACAAAGCAGTGCTGTGGAACGATCTGTCCAATGTGTGGAACAACATCGTTCAGACTAAGGGCATCGTTCCCAACACAATTAACTATTTTAAGAGCATCGTTAACTCCCTTGGCGGAACTGGCGATGATGTCTTGCAAGCTTTCGGCAACCAAAACGCGATTGATTATCGCCAGGATCTAGACGGCAAACTGGCTAACAACACTATCGACCAGCAGACCCATGACCAGAATATCGCGTTAGTAAATCAGGCTCAAGCCCTGCAAGACAAACTGGTTAACGAGAAGCTAAGCCCGCAGGAACAACAATCTACCAAAGTTCAGATTGCCGGACTACTCACACAATCTGATCCTAACTTTGCCCAGCATCAGCAGACCAAGGCTTTTCAGCAGGTTTTCACTGGCCTCAATCTTACTTACGACAAGGTGCGTGCAGTGAGTCACGCCCTGGATGATTTCGATAACTATGACCTTAATCCACCAGGGTTTGATTGGCAGAAATATTTGACGGGCAAGGATTCTGCCGCCAACTGGCCGACCCCAAAATTAGCAGCCTATTTCAGTGCTCATCGCCCGGTTGCTCAAGCTATTAGTCAGACAGAAAGCGGTCAGGTTCCGGGCTGGGTCAAAGGGTTTAACCAATGGGATATAGACTGGAAAAAGCGCATGGGTTGGCTACCCAGTGGAGCGGAGTATGCCTCCCCTGAACAGTTGGCTAAAGAAGGAAGCCCGATTTCAACCCAGCGGATTCAAGACACTTCTGATATTTCGAATTTGGCTCTTCAACTGGCGTTAGATCCAGCCCTGAAAATAGAAGGTTCCATGGATCTAGCCAGCTCTAAACTGCTGGGCGGTTCAGCTAAGGTCGCCGGAGTGCTGCCACCAATAGCTGGAGGTGTCCAAAAGCTCTGGAACAGTGGCGCAATGTCCCCGATTCGCCAGGGGGTCGCCTATTATGAGGGTTTTTTTCACCAGAACCCACTCTTGGCCTTGGCGTGGACGACGGGCGGTTCACTTGGTAGTCTCGGATTGGGCGCTTATCGGAGGTGGGGGCACGTTGCTACTGACGTGCTGGATGACGCCGCTAAGATGAACTTCGAGCAGGGTGGCCCGATGTCACTGCTTAGTCGCGGCGCGCGTCTTACCAGTGATTCTATTGTTCATTCCCTGCCTTATGCGCTGCTAAATAGCGACGGGGACTCCAACCGGTTCTGGGATAATCTGACTACACTGGCCCCAGTCCAATTTGCTGCCAGAGCCATTCCTCAAGTCGGGCAAGCAGTAGGGACTGAGTTAGGTGACAATCTCTTTGGGCGGCTGGGAGAATTCCGTGACACCACGCCGGTGGATTATCCTCAACCTGATCCAAACTTAAATGCGCATTCGCAGGCTAACCTTCAGGACGTCTCCCCCGATGAGAAGAATCAGTTCGCTACTCTCCAGCATTTTCAAAACGGCAACACGAGGCTTTATCTAGTCACGCCTGAAGTACTCGATGATTATCAGGCACGTTTTGGGGGCGATGCTCAGCCCCGGCCTTACGGTTTCTGGGTAGGGCCAGATCGGACGGGGACTGGCCAGGGAGCAGGCTTTGTCCTCAAAGATCGCATTCAGGAAGCAGCCGCACACGAGGCGACTCACGGAATCTTTTTCTCTGCTTCTAAAGCCGACCAAGAAGCGCTGATGAATAATGCGCTCAAGTACAATGATCCAGACAAATTCATTCAGGATCATTACGATCAGAAAGCTACTTACGCCTCACTGCCGGAAGATGCGCCCTCAGCGGACCCGACTATGCTCTCCAAGAAGTTGGTTCGCACCGAGATGGCAGTGGAGTCATTGAAGCAATGGTTTAACGCAGGAAACGCCGAGCAATACACGAAACAAAACCCAGGGTTATTACGCAGCATTCGCATGGTGGCTGGCAGCTGGCTGGAACGGATGGGAATTCCTACCCAGACCTTTAAGTCAACCAGCGAGATGGGCATCAATCCCTATTTCGCTAACGGACTTATATCAGATGGTCTATGGCGCAAAGCGGCCAAGGGCTATCAGATGAATCCCAAAGATCCGAGCTGGCCGGTGGGCAATTGGCCGCTGAACCCTGGAGATACATGGGACACTACTGGGCGACCACCGCCAACTCCGCCGCCGACCACATCACCGCCAACTTCTCCTACTACCCCGGCTGAGGGCGCGCTTCACGAGCAACAGACCGGCATGAGTCCAGAGGTTCAGGCCGCTACCGGAAAAGGACCGACTGTACCGACTGAGCCAGCTCCGCCCACTGCGCCCCCAGCCCAGGAAGCTATTGCGCGCCGCGCCTATGAAATCAGCCAAGAACGTGAAACCAAGGGCACATCCGGTGATCACGTTAGTGACTGGTTACAGGCAGAAAATGAGCTAAGAGGCGGCAAAGCGGCTCCTAAGGCTGGGCCGGAAGCGCCAGCGCCTGAAACCCCAGCCTCAAACACTCCTGAGTATCATGCTCAGCTTGAGGAATTGATAAAAAGAGGAGTCCCGGCAGGCGAAGCTCAAGCCATCGTTGAAGGACGGCAACCCAAGACCTTCGAGCAGGACCAAGGTCCGTCTCAAATGCCGGGAAGGCGTGGCGCTAAAGGGCCGATAGTGAGCAGCCCAAAGCCGGTTTGGCAACCGGGTGCTGGAATCTTTGGTACAGCAGCTAACGCTCTTAGCCCGCCAACGCTTCTCGGCGCGCAGCGCACAAATGCTGCTGCGCCTAATCAAGGCCCAGAGACAGTCGGGACACTGCCGCCCCCGGCCCCAAGCGCCAAACCCTATGTAGCGCCAACGGCCCGCGCTCAAGAGACCGCTAAAGCGCCCTACGTAGCCCCCACGGCCCGCGCTCAACAACAGCCTAATGGACAGGTCCAACCTAATGGACAAGCTGCTAAAGCACCTTACGTAGCACCAACGGTGCGCCAGCCCGAGGTCAAGCCAGAACCATCACCTGCGGTAACACCCAAGGCTGCGGGCCCGAGCGCTGATTCACGCACCGTTACAAGCACAGAGTTCGGCTGGGTCGACCGGGCTGCGGTTGCCGCTCATCCAGAGAAATATCCCAGCAAGAATCGTGGGTTCAGTGATTTCGGTTCTCAAGATTTATCAGGGGAGAACACAAAAGGCGTTTCTGTTCCGCCGGAAGATTTACAGGCTCACTTCGGCAACAACGCCATCTACCGGGACAAAAACGGTGCATGGCACGCCAGTCCTCGCTTCGCCCAGATGGTGAAGAACCATGACGTCATGGTCGAGGTGACAAACCCTGCTAATGGAAAAAAAGGCTTGGCTCCGATTGTGGATATCGGGCCGGGGAAGTCGACCGGCGCTGGGTTAGACGTGCTTCACGGGACAGCCCAGGCTATCGGTTTTACCAGCGGTAAGCAGGCGCTGAGCTACCGCTTTGCCGGTGGCGAGCTGCCGCAAGGCGCTCCCTATAAAGGCTACAAGAATCTAGCGGATGCTGCCGAGGCTAACGTGGGACGTTTGAATACGGTGCAAGATCCCGGCACCAACGGCGGAGAATTGGCTTGTGCTGATGCGGTCACCCGCATCGTGCGGGGGCAAATGCATATCGATCTGCCCCGCACGCTTTCGACGGTCACCTTGCACAGCGAGTTAGAGGACGGCGCGAGCAAGGGCTGGTATCAGAAGGTGCCAGTCAATACACCGGGAGCAATAGTAGTCAGTCCGGCCCAAGGAGGGATCTACGGCCACACCGGCATCGTGGGTAAAGACGGTAAATCGATCTATTCCAACTCCTCCAGAAACGGCAACTGGGAAAAGAACTACACCACCGAGGGCTGGCAACATCGTTTCGGTGACAATGTCTACGCTTATTTGCCTACGGATAAAGCTCCGCAGGTTAAGTCAGGCGAAGAAGACAAATGGGCCAGTGGAGAAGGCCCGCAGGCTGGCGGTGGGCAGGCTGGCGGTGGTGAGGGCGCAGCGCCCTCAGGACCAGGGGGCGGTGGTGGCGCAGAAGTGCCTTACTCGCCCTTGCCGCCAATGCCAGCACAAGAAGAAGAAAAGTCAGCAGTACCAGGGATGGAAGAAGCGGAGCGCGAAGGCGCTGCGACCGGCGGTGGCGGTGGCGGTTATGCGGAGGAGCCTGCGACCCACATGACTCCCTTTGCTAGCATGTATCCATTCGGGATGCCATCAGCCGCTCAGATGCGCGCTCCCATGACTCAGGGTGAAGCCATCCAGCAATCCCAGCAGATGGGTGCTGGTATGCAAGCTCCAGAGGCCCCCGGTGGTGGTGGTGGCCTCTATTACATGCGTGGTCAAAGGATCGGTGGCATTACGCCCGAAGAAGAGGGCGGCGCACCGGCAGAGTCAACTTTGGGTGAACCTAACGTTAAAGGGTTCGGCAAGCTGAAATCGCTGTTAACTCAAGGCGGCTATGCTCCTGATAACATTACTAAAGCCCAGAAGCTGCATGCGAGTCTGCTTTCTAGCGATGACACTCGAGTCCAGAAGCAAACTGACAATATGTTTAAAGGGGAGCACTTCCTTGCAGGCGACCCTATGCATCAGCATATGCTGGCTGACCTGCCTGAGAATGAAAAGGTGGCCTTAGCCGCTGGCCAAAGGGCCATTGCTGACAAAAAGCCGATGCATGTTAGTTACATCTCGGCTCCTCCCGGTCCTGGCAAAGAATCGGATATTACGCGGGCCAGCCGCGAAGTTAACTACGATGCTTCTAGTCCGCAGGCTCGATTGTTAGGTCGGACCAATGGAAGGTTGGCAGGTGATTCGATGATCCCAACCGCTATCGGGATAGGCAAAAATCGGGCCAAGGGAATGGCGCAAAACTCTAGCGGTTATGTGCAGGGAATCTCGACCAGTGTAGCGGCGCACAACCACGCTAAGCTCAATGAGGCGCTTTCCGAAATGGGTCAGGAGTCGCCTTATCCAGACCTGGGGCACCCTAAGTTCAGGAACGATCTGGCTGGCTACGTGCAGAATCTTTTAGCTGGCCATAAAGGCACTGGCAAAGGCTATCAAGCTGGCACCGCAGAATATCCAGCTAATCCCGACCGCAAATATGTTCCCTACCGGCTGAAGCAGCGTGAAGTCGATTTCATGAATGCGGTTATCAACAATCAAGCCGCGCGGCATAGTAAAGGCTATCAGGAGTTAGCTAAAGCCGGAGGCACCTTATTAAACGAAGAAGGCGAAGTTAACCCGATCCGGCGCGACATCGATGCCCATATGGCTGGCTTGCGAGGTGGCAAAGCAGAAGAAATTAAGGACGGTGGCATAAAGAAAGCGGCTGATGATCGGTGGAGCAAAAACATCTTAGAGCCGACTATCCGCACTTATAACGCCGGGTTGATTCATGCCCTGCACGAGACGCCGGAGCATATCCCGGCTGAGATTAGGCCAAAGGTGCCTGGATATGAGAAACTGACAGAGACCTTAGGCCAGGAGTTAACTAGTCCCAAGGGCAGACCCGACGTGCCGGTGGGCGTACACTTCATGCCAGCGCCGCTCTCCCCGGATGAACACAAGGAGCTGACCGGTAACATCCGCAAGCAGTTCATCTCGGGCAAGCTGCGGCCTAACGACTATTTGGATCGGGTCCGCGAAGTGCCAGAACCCGGCGAACCACTGGGTGGGGTTCACTACATGCCCATGGCCGGACCAAAGGCCACGGGTTTCAAGGTCGCGCGGGCACTGGGCAAGACCTTTGAGACGCCGCTCCCCGGCGGGGGCCAGCGTTTCGAGATTGACGACCGGGACATGAGCTTTAAGCCAACTGGGCGTTCCGCGCCGGTTAAAGGAATGCATGACCTGCCGCGTAACGCTTTAGAGGAACGTTATCAAACTGATACGCGCGGGCCCGGTGCCATGCCACTCTCCGATGCGATCCAGCACCCGGACCTGTTCGAAAATTATCCCTGGTTGCGGAACACCAAGATCTCAATGGACCCCACACTTCCGCACTACGGCCATTACGAGCAGCCCTGGCTAGACAGGGAGGGCAATATGCGGGGCGATCATTTGGTTGTAAAAAGTCCGACTGATAAAGAGACCGTGGCGCACGAGATCCAGCATGCGGTCCAGCACTACGAGAATTTTGCTGGGAAAGGAGCTAGCGCCGACCACCTCTACGCCAAGATGTACAATGATACCGGGATTCACGATGAGCTGCGCAAACAGTGGGATGCAGCTTACCCGGAACGTTCCTCCATGAGTGAATCGGAGTTAGACCACAACGATAACGAACGTTTTGGCTGGACTAACCGGCGGATGAGAGAAATGGCCCATGCCATGTACGAGATGGACCCAGGCGAGATTGAGGCGCGGGTAGCGGGGCACCGGGCGATTCGGACAAGTCCTGAACAGCGCGAAGCTGCCCTGGAAGAGATCTACGGCAAAGGCAAAGCGCCCGAGTCCATGATGGATATCGTCAGGGACACAACTCCCAAAGAAGATGTGCTGGAAGAGATGGGCCGCGCCGCCACTCATGGCCGGATTGCTGGCACCATGTCGGGCAGGCCAGGGATCAGTTTCATGCCCGGTGGAGTCTCCAAGGCTGAAGGGGAGCCGACTTGGAAGTCAGTTAGTCCAGAGGAATTCATCAAACAGCGGGATCTGTCTAAGCGTCCGCAGTATCTTTCGCCTTTAGCGCCCGAAGACATCGCTAATCACCAGCTCTATACCAACGACAACGGCACTGCCGGAGTGGCCGTTAGCCCAGAGGGCGATATCCAGAATGTGTTTAACAACGGTGGCCCTAAAGGAGCCGGTGCCCATGCGGTCATCCACGCTCTCAGGAACGGGGGGAAGACCCTGGATGCATTTGATCCTTATCTGCCCGACTTCTATCACCAGTTTGGCTTCCACGAGACGGGCCGGATGCCCTTTAACCGGGACTACGCGCCACCGAAGTGGAAGTACGAAGAAGACGATGATCCTGATGTTGTTTTTATGGCACATAAAGGGTATCATGCAGGCGGCGAAAGCGCTGCCTTAGAGCGAGCCCAGGATAGAGAAAGCTGGATTAAACATGAGCCAAGCACACGACTCGAAACCGACTTTGACCAAGCCAAGGACCGCAGCCGAAGAGAAGTTTCTGGAGTGGCTGGAGAGGTTCAAGGGCCGCAAGCTCTCGGAGCAGGAGAAGAACCTAGCGATCAAGCAGGCCGAATCGGTGGGCGACCTGTAGCGCCAGAAGCCCCAGGCATCAGCTACATGGTCGCTAAGAAAGCGGCCAAAGGAGCTAAAGCGCCAGCGCCGCCTCCTCGGGAGATCACCCAGGAGACTCAAGATAAGCTTGGCCCCAAGCCGAAAGACGAGAAACAAGCTAAACTCTGGCAGGAAGCGGGTGAGCGGCTGGACACTCAGGTTAAGGGCGCGATTCCCTTAGAGCCGGATCGAACCGAGGATGGCCAGTTCAAGACCGAATCCGGCGGCAAGGTTAAGTACAAGAAAACTAACTACGATATTGCCAACGCGCCGCTGTTGCAGAAGGCGGGCAAAGCGCTGGGACAGGTCTTAAATAAAAAGACCGGCAAATTGCAGATGGCGAAAGCGCCGGATGAGACCGAAGACGATCTGCATGAACTGGACGAGGAGAAACGCCTGACTCCTTACCTGAACCCAACGGATCGCAAACGGGTCAGCCACCTCAACGACATCAGTGCCGTCGATACCTTCGCGGACAAGCTCCACGACATGTACAAGTCGATTGAGCACCTGCCCGAAGTCATGGGGGGCAAGGATTGGTACGATGAGGCTAAGACATGGCTAGAACATCATTTCGGCGGGCACGCAGACCTCGTAGCCAATCTCCTGGCCGCGACCAGTCCCGGCAACAAGGTCAAAATTAACTATGGGATGGCGATAAAAGCTTATCACCAGTTCCTGCGGGGAGCTTATGACCGGCACATCGATCTGTACCGGAAAGCTTACGGCATCAAGCAGAGCGGCAAAGGAGCCTTAATGCAGCACGTTGTGGATAAGGGAATCCACACGGCTCTGGGTGAAGAAGCGCCGGGGACTGACGAGGCCGCAATGGAACAATACATCGAGCACCACGGGATCACTCCGCGCAATGAGGATGGGGCACTTTTCGGTCACAACTCGATCCACGTTTTGAAGGTCCTGGCGCATACCTGGGAGAAAGAAGCCGGTGGGCCCAAGGCACCGAATTTCGCGGCGAACCTCAATGGCAGAAGTATGCAGGCCACTATCGATATGTGGGCCGCTCGCACCATGCGCAGGCTGGGCTATGAGGGGCACACCAAAGAGCCCTGGCTGATTCAGCCAGCGGGTGAGCCTGGGGTTAACGATACCGACTTCGGCCTCTCGCAACTGGCCTTTAAAAAGGCGGCAGACCGGATCGGAATAAAACCCTCTAGTCTCCAGGCAATTCTGTGGTTCGCGGAACAGAAACACTGGCAGGCTAAGGGCTGGGAACGGACCCAGGACGCCGAGGATCGCGATTACCGGCCTATGCTCAAGGCCTACAAGCGGGCCCCGGATATCACCAAGGCTCAGATGAAACGTGCTGAAAAGGTCCGGCAATCAGTAGCCGGGACAGCTTGATTTAAAACTTATTAAAGATTAAATTCTCAGGTTATGGCAAAGCAGACACAGCAGCAACAACCCGGCGAAGGCGCGAGCGACCAGCAGCAGGCTGCAGCGGTTCAGCTGGGCAAGATGATGGGTCCGGTGAACGACGAATTCGATGACCGGGTCCAAGCCCTCCATGACAAGCGGCATCAGGCTGAGCACGAGGCCAATGACTACGAATCGATCTATGGCGGCGAGCGGCCCCAGGAAGCTGGCTACACCAAGATGCGGGCGGCGCAGGAAGGAGGCCAAGTCTTAGGCCCCTCCGACATCGATAAGGAGCAAGCTCAACAGAGCCAAGCTCAAGGGAAGGCCCAGGCGGCGCAACAGGCCGCTACGGCTCAGCAGGCGCAGGGCCAACAAAGCCCCGTAAACGCCCCACCAGCGCCCGCAGGTCCGGCGGGTGTCAGTACACCCTACCCGGCGCAAAACGCGCCCCAGCCGCCTCCTAGCGCGCAGGATGTGGAGCCTCAGGTGCCTGGGATGCAGGGGCCTGCTTCCCAGATCCAGCCTCCGCCAGCACCCGATCAACAGGGACCCGGTCAATAAGGTTGCTTTCGCTAAAATTCGGTGACAGGCTCCCGGCGATACGCGATACCATTGCGTGCTTGCATTCTATCCCGGCAGGATTGGGCTCCTGCCGGGATCTTTTTCTTTGCAACAGCTCGAAAATGTCGGGCCGCAGCGCGCCCCACTCGTTGAAGAGCTGGCCGCTATAGCGCAGCGAGTGAGTCAGCAGACTACGGTCGAAAATGATCCCCAGGTACTCGCAGGTCTCTGGCCGGTCCCAGGTCGGATCAATGACCCTGTGGTCAACGCCAATGGCCCAGGCGTGGTGGACCGGCAGCGGCAGCTCTGGCCTGCAAGCAATCCCTTCGCAGTACTTCAGGGCCTTAGAGCGCCGGACAAGCTGGCGGCCATTGTAAAAGCACTGTTTAGGCGTGCGCCGCACATAGCGCTTGGGCAGGCTCGAGCCCTTCCAGAAGGTGCCGTAGGTGAGCATGAAATCGTAGAACTCCCAGCCCATGCCCAGGAGCTTAAAGTTGTCCCGCAGCTCGGTGAGGTTTTCGATAAGCATGCTTTTTATTGGCTCTTGCGCCATTGCCGGAGTGCGTGCCCGACCCGGCGCGCTTCTTCTTCGCTGGCCGGTGGCTGAGTTTTCCGCCGGTCCCTGGCCGCTTCGGCTAACTGGGCCGGTTTTGTTCTCTGATGTTCGACCAGTCCCGGCGGCTTAGCTTGTTGAGAAGGGAGCCGGTTATAGCGGATCATGTTGCGGATGGCCGCTTTCCAGTCGCGGATAGTCCTCGCGCCGACCTTGAATCCGTTGCTTAGCCAGAAATCGTAAATGGATTCGGCATCCTGTCTCGTAAAACCGATCCGCAGGACTTCGCTCTGGATCGCTTCCAGGGGCGGCATGCCCAGCGGGCGGCTGGTCTTTTCCAGCGAGGCCTCGACTTCGTTAATGAACTGCTGGCCTTGGTTGACTGGCTTTTTCATCTTTGGGTTCCTTGAAGCTACGTTTGTTAATACACTTCAGTAAACTATGAAATGGCTGCTCGGGTGCTTCCCGCACCCTCGCCTGCCAACTACGCTGAGCGAAGCGCTCAGCCTGAGCTGCCCAAGAACCTCCCTACCCTCCATAAGCAAAAGCTTACATTGGGCAAAGAGTTCAAGGAGCAGTTCAAGCTTTAAGCAGTTGCTGTCGGCCTTGAGTGCATCGGTATCGAACCTCAGAAGTGTCCCGAATGATCTACTTAGACAAAAAAAGACCGGCAAGTCAACAGGAGTTTCTGAGGTTCGTTGTCGAGCTTGCCGGTGATTGAAGATGGACGTCTTCTGGAGCCAGCTTTAAACCGTGCTAAACTTAAAGTCAATGCGATTCGAAGACGAGGAAGAAAAGCATGCTTTTTCTACAGAGGAGCTGTACAAGGACGTGCGGGATGCCTTCGGCCCGCAGTTCGCGGTCTTAGATGAAAGCGGCAACCCGGTTGAAGCGAAGCTCCTTGAATGGGCGCTCTTCTTTGAACGCAATGGTGGCCAGCGGATCATCCTTCGGGACGAGATCGAAAAGCACACCGTCTCGACGGTCTTCACCGGCATCAACATGAACTATATGCCGGGGGGCAGTCCCATCTGGTTTGAGACCATGGTCTTCGCGCCCAGGGTTAAGAGGGTGATCTTTGGCCGGGAGCGGGAGAGCTGGGGCGACGAACTATGGCAGGACAAAGCCAGGACCAGGGAAGAGGCCGAAGCCTGTCACCGGCAGGGAATCCGTTGGCTGGAAGACTATCTGGCTAACCGTG